AAAAACCAGAGTAGCTTTACAATAACTGGATTTAAAAAAAATAATTCATACCAATATAGACAATACTCTCGTAACGACAATGACGGGCCACGAACCTACAATGTGGACGACAATAAAGTTCCTAGTGTAACAGCCATTTTATCTGCCACGCAGTCCGAAGAGAAAAGACAAGCCTTGAATAAGTGGAGAAATAGGATCGGACATCAAGAGGCTCAACGCATCACGACCCAGGCAGCTACGAGAGGAACTGAAATGCACTATGTTCTTGAACAGTATATGAATGGAGTTGGGTATTTAAATTTAAGTAAGAGCGGACATCTACCTAGGATGATGGCGCATACCATTGTTAATAACTTAGGTGATTTATCTGAAGTTTATGGAACTGAAGTAAGTTTAGCCTATGATGATCGTTGGGCAGGTTCAGCTGATCTAATTTGTCAGTACAAAGATAGACCCACCATTGGTGATTTTAAACAAAGCAATAAACCAAAAAGAAAAGAATGGATTGAAGATTATTTTTATCAAATAGGAGCGTACAGTTTAGCACATAAAAAACAATATGGTGATATTGAGCAAGGTGTTGTTCTTGTTTGCACTAAAGATTTATATTTTCAAGAATTTTTTATGGACAAAAACATGCTAAAAAAGTATGAGGATCTATGGTTAGAGAGAGTTGATCATTATTTTAAAATAAACCCTGTTTAACCTCTACTGTGCATATGGTGTCATTATGCTGACTTCCATGCGCAACTAATAATATACGACTAATCTCAAAGCTATATTTTTTTCCTATACCAGCGCTGTTCCAACCAAAAGATATTACTTTGCCACCTGGTCTTATAATCCTACCTATCTCTTTTCTACATTTTGACCAATAGCTATTGTTCATTGAATGCTCTAAAGATATACCATTAGAATGATACATCTCTTTAAGCTGACGTTGTGAGTAAGGTGGATCAAAAACACAATAATCCTCTGACAAATCAGGTATTGTTTTAAGGTAGTCTATTGCATCCTGCTCATATGGATAAGGAAAAGGATCTAAATAATCTTCTCCTATCTCATCTTGAATCAACTCTTTTATGGGTTTAATTGTAAATGTTTTGTGTGAAGGCATGGCCCAAATTCTATCTATTCTCATAAAAATGCAAGGACCTCCTCACCTAATGTTTCAGCACTCAATTTAATTTTTAAATTTAAAGCCTTGATTACAAACTCATCTATTGTTTTCTCTGCTACCAAATCAACATATAAGACTTTATTATTCTGTCCTATGCGGTGTGCTCTATCTTCAGACTGCTGTCGTTGTTCTAAATCATAATTGTTACTAAAATAAATTACTGTATTGGCTTCTGTTAATGTCAAACCATAACCCCCTGTTTGTGGATTGCTTACAAAAAATCTAACGTCAGCGTTGTTTTGAAATTTTTCTACAGCTTGTTCTCTATCTTTACTAGGTATATCACCGTAAATTGCAACAACACTTTCGTCACCATATTTCTTTTTAAGTTCTCTAATGACCATCTCTAAACTATGCACCCAGTTAGCCCAAATAATAACTTTACCTTCTGTTTCATCAATCACATTAAGTAGTTCTTTCATCTTAGCACTTTCAAATTCTTCTATATCACCCTCTTCAGTTTTTAAAAAACCTGCAGTCACTTGCAGCAATTTAATAATCTCTGTAAGTTTTGTATTGTATTGCACAGTTTTATCTTCAATTATAACTCTAGCATTTTCTTTAAGCTGATCGTAAATATCTCTTTGTTTTTTAGATAACGAAATTAATCTTTTTTGATAAACTTTATCAGGTAAATCAAGACAATCTTTTTTTCGCACACGATATGAAAAAGACTTTACAATTTTTTCAAGACGACCCAAATCTTTGTAACCTACTGGCATACTAAAATCTCTGCCAGAGGGATTAGTAACTCTGCGTAAAATGCAATATGTGTTTTGAAAAACGTAATAGTTATTTTTACATTCTAGAAGATCATCATGCAAATATGTTGCTTGACTAAATAAATCCAAGGGACTTTTTGTTATCGGTGAACCAGTTAAGATCCTTCTATATTTTGCCTTACGACCTAAAGTAACAATGTTTTTTGTTCTGATCGCTGTTCTATTTTTAATCGTGGTTGATTCATCAATGACCATACAACCTTTATCGCCATAATTTGCCAATAACATGTTTGCAATGGTCTTACCTGATTTATGACTAAATGCCTCTACGTTCATAAGAAATATATTTAATCTGTTGTGATCAAATTCAAAATTTTTAATTTTATCTACTTTATAAGTAAATACTGATGTGCTTATAGGACAATGTATGTTTAGTTCTCTTTTCCAATTTTGATAAACTGTGTTCGGAGCAACAACCAAAGCAAAATTTATTTTGTTTATATGATATAAATAGGCTAAGTTATCAATAGTTACTTTTGTTTTACCAGTGCCCATTTCCATGAAATAAGCGAAGTATAAGCGATCTTTACCTTCTTCAAAGGCTTCCAGCTGGTATTGATATGGTTCAGTCTTAAATCTGTAAGGTAATTGCATATAATAATTCTCCTATAATTTAATTGATATAATATTATTTTTTTGTTGACAATTCAAGGCACAATATTTATCCTAGAATCTCATTAATTATATAGGAGGGTTTTATGGACCTAGAACAAGACTCCGTAAACATTAGCATAGATGTAGACCCATCAAAAACTAATGCGATCGGACAACTTTGCCAAAGGCTATTAGAAACTCAGAAAGATATAGAAGGAACTGAAAAAAAGCTCAAAGAGCTTAAGAGCCTTGAAAGGGAATTTTCTGAAGTACTAATACCTGAGGCCATGCAGGCTGCTGGAATGGAAGACTTTAAATGTTCAGAAGAGTACGGAGGTGCTCGTGTTAAAGTTAGTGATTTTATTTCAGCAAGAATTAAAGTATCAGACCAAGAAGAAGCATTAAATTGGCTTCGTGAAAACGGCGCTGGTCATTTAATTAAAAACACGGTGTCAGTGGATTTTGATACAAGTGAAGATGCAGAAGCTCAAAACTTTGTATCTGATCTACAGGCAAGAAACTTTAACTGCAAGCAAAAACAAGGCGTTCATGCTAATACACTAAGCGCATACGTACGAGAGGAATTTCGTAATGGTCGCATGGTGGACACTAAGTTGTTGGGCGTTTATCAAGCGAAGCAAACAAAATTAATTTTACCGGAGAACTAAACTATGGCTAAAGTAACAAAGAAAGACGAAACAAAAGTAATAACCAATGTTGTAAATCTTGAAGCAGATGAAGGACTTGGCATTGAAAATATTAAATCTGACTCGACTAAATCGCCGTACATGAAACTACTACAAAGTAGTAATGATGAAACTAAAAAAGGCACAGAGAAATATGTTTTAAACGCAGAAGCTGGTGATTTGTACATTGAATCATCTGGGCAACTCTTTAAGGGCGAACAAGGTGTTAAGGTTATTTGTGCTTTGTACATGAAAACATATAATGAGTGGAGCACTAGAGAAGCTCCTGCAGAGTCAAGATTACCTGCACCAATCATTCATACACAAAATATCATGCACTTAACCACGAAACAAGGCACAAAAGATGTTTTAATAGATGACCCATATCGTGTCATAGAAAACACAGGTAATCATTTCTGTCTTTTATTAGACGATGATTACAATGAAATTGGATATACTATACTCACTATGGCTATATCTAAAAAGAAAGTTTCCGATGCTTGGAACACTTTGATTAAAAATCAAAGAGCACCAAGAGCTGATGGGAGTGGTACGTACAATCCAGCAAGTTTCGGTCAGATTTATAATCTTGGTTCTCAAATCGAAAAATCAAAAGCAGGGGATACATACTACAACTACAAGGTAAACTTTGATCGTATTGTTGACACTACCAGTGAAAAAGAATGTGAGCTCTACTCAAAAGCTAAAAAACTTTATGAAAGTTTTAAAGATATGGACATGACCAGTAGTAACCCTGAGGGTTCTTCTGTAAAGCTTATTGAAACTAAAGAAACAGAAGTTTTTTAAGTCATGCACGAAAAGTTGTTTACACTTTTTGCGGGTGACAACACCCGTTACCTCAAGTCCTTGCTCACCGGCAAGGACGACGAGAGGGGTAAGAAAGGGACAGAGTATCAAACGATACACGAACCACTGACACCTGAACTATGGCGAGAGCATTTAGATGGTAAGATTCGTATAGGCTTAAAACCAGAGTTAGAAGGTAAGTGTATCTGGGGCTGTATTGATGTTGATCCACATAGTTACACATCGTTCTCATCAAAAAAATATGTAGATATTATAAAAAAATTTAATCTTCCTTTAGTTGCCGTTAAATCAAAATCAGGTGGATTACATATTTTTGTATTTTTTACAGATTGGGCTGATACAAAAAAAGTATCTAAAGTTTTGTCACAAATAAACAATGAATATTTTCAAGCTCAAGAAGTATTTCCATGTAACAAAATGTTAAACATGCCATATAACGATCAAGAGGCTACCATGGAACATGCGTATGATGACAATAACAATGCGTTGTTAGTGGGTAGATTTTTAAAACTTGCGGAACAAAAAAAAATAGCGCCAGAAGATTTTTACAACTTAAAAGTACAAGAATATGATCTTGAATCAGAGTGGCGACATTACCCGCCATGTGCTCAAAAACTCATTCAAGAAGGTTGGGCAGGAAATAACAGAAACAATTATCTCTTTAACATTTTAGTTTTAGAGGGCAAAAAGAACACTGCTCTTACCGTACAACAGATACAAGAGATAGGCATACAAAGAAATAATCAAATTTTTAACAACCCATTAGGACAAAACGAAGTTGTTAATTTGTGTAAATCTGTTCACAAGGGTAATTATGATTATCAATGTCCACCCAAGCATCCTGAGCTGCAACCCATATGTAATAAAGATCTATGTCAACAAAGAAGACTTGGTATAGGTGCTGCAGTGCCAGAGATTATTGATGACTTTGAAGAAGTTACTTTTGTGAAAGGTATAAAAACAATGGAATATACATTTAAATTTAGAGGTAAAGAAATAACTGTGACTCCTGAAGATATTAAAGATCAAAAGTCATTTAAGGTTAGACTTGCATACGAACAAATATATTGGATGGAACTCAAGCCATCAAGAAAAGGTCCAAACCCATTTGATTTATTGATGCAAAGATTAGTAGAAAGTGCAGTTGAAGATAAGAGGCATTTATATCAAGACACTGTAGAAGAAAAGAAATATGGATTACTCAAAGATTTTTTTGAGGCACACATAGAACAAGATAAGTTTGATAAATTAAAAGACAACTATGTTGTGATAGACTCTAAAACAAACATGTGTTACTTCAAAAAAGAAACATTAGAAAAGTTTTTAGCAAAAAAGAACAATGGTTTATTTAAAAGTGCATCACAAGCTTTAAAAATGCTTGGGTGTGCACATAGCGATTATTTGACTGGTCATCCTGATGTGCCAAAATCTGACAAAAGAAATATCTGGTCGGTGCAGATGCCTGAGTTTGTAAGTTATAGAAAACCAAAACCAAAGATAAAAGATACCATTAGTGAAATTGACGAAGCTCATCATGACAAATTTAGAAAGCCAGAAAACCAAAAGTCTACATAGGAAGACAATAAAAATATTTGGACCACCAGGTACCGGTAAAACTTACACTTTAATAGAAAGGGTTTTAAAAGGTCACCTTAACAAAGGAGTGCACCCTAACGAGATTGCATTTATATCGTTCACTAATAAAGCAGTTAACACAGCAATTGAAAGAGCTATAAAAGCTTTTCCGCAATTCAAGGTAGAAGACTTTACTCGTTTTAAAACATTACATAAATATTGTAGGCAATACTTTGATGAAGAAGTATTTGATCCTAAAAACTGTATGTTGGATTACGCGCTGAACGCAAACATATTAAAAAGTTCTGATGAAAGATTAGCCGATGACAATTACATGTATAAAGATTGGTCATTGGGAGTATATGACAAAGCTCGTAACATGATGCTTGACCCAGAATTAGTTTGGAAGTTAGAGTCTTATCAAAAAGACTCGTTAGATGTGTACTTTAGAAAAATTGCTACTTATGAACATTACAAAAAAAATTCGTTTATAGATTTTACCGACATGATTATGAGAGCAATTGACGAAGTAAACTTTCCACCTTTGAAAGTATTAATATTAGATGAAGCACAAGATTTTACGCCACTACAGTGGTCTGTAATTTATAAGATGGTAGACAATGTAGATCGTATTTATTTAGCCGGTGATGATGACCAAGGCATTTATCGGTGGAATGGTGCAGATCCAAAATACTTTACAACTTATTTTCCTGGTCGCAAAGTTATTTTAAGAAAAACTAGAAGGTTTGGTAAAGAAATACATGATTTCTCACAAGTTATAAGAAGTGGTATACTAGACAGCGTAGAAAAAGAATACGAACATGAAAACAAAGAGGGTATTGTCAAACGTTATTTAAATTTTAATGAGATACCGATTGGAGAGATACCTGGCACTTGGTACATACTTGGAAGAGTTAATACAGTGGTAAACGAACTTAGAGGTTTTGCAAAAAATTCAGGTCTATATTTTTCAGACAACAAAGGCAATAAGTCCTTTGATCGTAGACAATGGGATGCGATAAAAACTTGGACCAAGCTTAGTAATAAAAAAACAATAACCAATAAAGAAGCCGAGCATATGTACCGATACATTAGAGAACTAAAAGATCCTGATTTCCGTACGCAAAAATTTTGGTTAAAGACAGATAACTTTACAGAACTATCGTTTGAAAATTTAGTAGATTATTGTGGCCTTGATTTAAAACCCATGGATCAGTTCTTACCTTGGTTTGATATTTTAAAAAGAAATTTTAAAGAACAACAGGTATTGTATTTCAAAAGAATATTACAGCGTTATGGTCAGTCATCATTAGATGCTGAACCTGACATTATTATTGATACCATACACTCGGTGAAAGGAGGAGAGGCAAACAACGTGTTGTTATGTTCCAAAGGAAACTACCCGTCATCGTACGCACATAAAAATGTAGATGAGCGGTCAGACGAGAGAAGAGTTTTTTATACAGGGGTAACACGCGCAAAAGATACATTGCACATACTATCAACAGATTACAGATATAATTATCCTATTGGAGAAGATTATTTCGTTTATATACAGGAGAAAAAGAATGGCTAACCTGCAAATGACATTTAGTTTTAAAAAGAATATTTGGTCGGCGCCTAGTGAATACAAAGATCTTAGTAACTATGACGAGATCGCTATTGATTTAGAAACACGTGACGAAGGATTAAATGCAGGTCTTGGCGCAGGCTGGGCCACGAACCACGGTGAGGTCATAGGTTTTGCAGTTGCGGTAGAAGGGTGGCAAGGCTACTATCCGTTTGCACATTTTGGCGGTGGTAATTTAATAAAAAAACAAGTGATCAAATACATGAAAGATATTTGTGCATTACCCTGCACTAAAATTTTTCACAATGCACAGTATGATGTCGGTTGGCTCAAAGCGATGGGTATTGAGGTACAAGGTGAGATCGTTGATACCATGGTGGTAGGTGCTTTGTTAGACGAAAACAGATTCAGTCAAAGTTTAAATGCTTTATCCAAAGAATATTTAGGTGAACTCAAAGCTGAAACAGAGTTAGTTGAAGCAGCACAACAGCACGGGGTAGACCCGAAAGGTGAAATGTGGAAATTACCGGCAGAACATGTTGGTTTCTATGCCGAACAAGATGCACGGCTCACGTACCAATTGTGGCAAAGATTTAAAGTTGAATTACATCAACAAAGTTTGACCACTATTTGGGAGTTAGAAAAAACATTATTGCCGATTACCATAGAGATGCGTGCCAAGGGTATTCGGGTAGATACCGAGAAATGTGAACAGTTGCAGGTAGACTTTGTTAAACAAGAAAAAGCATTGTTGAATAAGATTAAAAAATTAGTGGGTCAAGACATTGACATTTGGGCAGCACGACAAATCGGTCATGCGTTTGATAGATTGGGTATAGAGTATCCACGAACCAAGACTGACGAACCCAGCTTTACGCAAAACTGGTTGATGAATAGTAGAGAAGAGATTAGCAAGTACATTGTTCAGGCAAGAGAGATCAACAAGTTTCATAACACTTTTTTAAACTCAATCATGAAGTTTGAACATAAGGGTCGTATTCATGCAGAGATTAGACAGATCAAGAACGACCGAGGTGGCACGATAAGTGGTCGTTTATCTATGTCTCATCCGAACCTACAACAGTTACCGGCAAGGTCCAAAGAGTTTGGGCCATTGATTAGGGGTTTATTCTTACCTGAGGAAGGAGAGCAGTGGGGTAGCTTTGACTATTCGCAACAAGAACCACGGCTCGTGGTGCACTATGCTGCATCTATTGGCGAAGGGTATGAGGGCTCACAGGAACTGGTTGAAGCATATACCAACGCAGATGCTGACTTTCATCAAACGGTCGCCGATTTGATTGGTATAGAGCGTAAACAAGCAAAAACCATAGGTTTAGGGCTGATGTATGGTATGGGTAAGAACAAATTAGCCACGATGTTGGGGGTAAATACTGATGAAGCACACGATCTTATTGGTAAATACAACAATAAAGCTCCGTTTGTGAAGGCATTATCCGACAAATGTATGCAGAAAGCGTCCTCAGAGGGCGTTATTCGCACGAAATTAGGCCGTAAATGTCGTTTTGACCTATGGGAACCAAAAGACTTTGGTATACACACAGCAGAGCGATTTGACAATGCATCTGCTAAATATGGTGCTGATAATATTAAGCGTGCTTTTACTTATAAGGCACTCAATCGTTTGATCCAGGGCAGTGCTGCTGATCAGACCAAAAAAGCTGTGGTTAACTGCTATAAACAAGGATATCTGCCCATGTTGCAAATCCATGATGAATTATGTTTTAGTATTAAAGATGACAATGATGTGAAAATTATCAAAGAAACCATGGAAAATTGCATTGAATTAAAAGTTCCTAGTTTAGTAGATGTAGCTTTAGGAAAAAACTTTGGTGAGGCGCTATGAAAACTTTAAGAGTTTTATCCTTAGGCGCTGGAGTACAAAGCACCACATTGGCCTTGATGATTGAAAAAGGTGAAATACCAATGGTGGATTGCGCGATCTTTGCAGATACAGGCGGAGAACCAAAAGAGGTTTACAAACATCTTGAATGGTTGAAAAAACAACTATCTTATCCAGTTCATGTAGTGCAATGGAGAAATCTTAAAGAAGACATAATAAACGCCTCACAAGGTAAATATAAAGGATTTGTTGCACCATTTTATACAGTAAACCCTGATACAGGCAAAAAAGGCATTTTAATGCGTCAATGTACAGCGGATTACAAAATAAAACCTGTGGTAATAAAAACTCGAGCATTGATGGGTTACAGCAAAGGGCAAAGAGTAGATCTTAAAAAATGGAGAGTTGAAAATATAATGGGTATTTCAACAGATGAAATGCAAAGAATAAAACCTAACCCACTAAAATACATTACTAATGTATATCCTTTAATTGAAAAAGATATATCAAGACTACAATGCTTCCAATGGATGAAAAAAAATAATTATCCAGAACCACCTAGAAGCGCTTGTACTTTTTGTCCATATCATTCAAATAAAGAATGGATCCGAGTCAAAAAAAACAAAGAAGAGTGGGAAGAAGTTGTTAAAATGGATCATATGTTAAGAACTTACAAGGGTACATTACCTTTAAGAGGTACTTTATACCTACATGGTGACTGTAAGCCCATTGATGAAGTAGACCTTCATGAAGAAGAAAACCAATTTTCATTTAGTTTTGACGATGAATGTGAAGGAATGTGTGGTAATTAATTTTAATTATAGGACATTCTTTTATTTCTGTTGACAAATCCCATGAAATATCAGATAATCTCACTAAGTACTAAGCGTGGGTTTGAACTCCACTAGGTATTTAAGGTAATAAGTGAAAGTGCCAGAGGCAGAGACGCGACTTATCTAAGCTGTAAATGCGAGAAACGAGGCCTTATACATATTAACTAAACGAGGAACTAAAAATGGCAGAAGATATGAGTGAAGCAAATTATGCACATGAATTGGAACTACAAGAACAAGAGGAATTAGAGGACAAACAAACAAGGATAGACAACTTTCAAAGTTGGTTGAACCAGTGTCCTGAAAGGATCTATGTAGTAAATCATGATGAGAAACCAACTAACTGGTGGTGGTGTGAAATACAGGTTAAAAGCGACATATCTTTAGATGAATGGAGTATAAAATGAGTGCAGGTAGAATATGTTAGGAATATTATCAACATCTCTTTCTATATTTATTGGCTCTGCATTGGTTTTTTATTTTTATCCAAAAACAGTTTTATTTGTATCAGCAATAGTTTTTTATAATTTTTTTTACTAAAAAAAAATAGATCAACGAAAAACGAACTACACTATTACTATTAATTAACCTAGAGGGTATTTTATGGACGTAAGTAAATGGAAAAGTGTCGCTGTTCGTAAAGAAACATCTGACAACTTTAAAAAAATATGTAAGTTGGAGAGGCGTTCTCCAAGTGATCAGCTGTCTATTTTCATAGAAGAATATGAAAGAAAGCATAATCTGGACTTGAATAAACTTAAGTTAGAAAAAATCAAGAAAAGCAGGGCAGCTTAATGAATGAAAAATTAGGAAACGATTTGCGAGAGCTCTTGCTTTGTATTTCAAAAATTACTGATGAAAAAGAATATCAGTTTCATATCAACACTATAGCTCAGTTACTCATGGGACATAAGTTTGGTTACATGGAGGGTAATGATAATGAGATCGTTGACCTGCAGAAATTAAAGCATGAAGCAAAAATTATACAGAGTCAGGGTAATTGCGAGCATTTAAATTTTGTAGACGAAGTTAGTAAAGGTGTTACTTTAAAACCAAATGGTAAGAAACTTATCGTTTTAGATGGCGGTAAGGACGATATAGACCAGAAGTAAATTAAGCCATACAATTAAAGTATGGCTATCAAACTAGAGAAATTAAGCTTAACTTGGGAAGAAATCTTGGACATGGATTTTGCTAGATTTTCTTTAGCAGATGTAGCAGAGATGTCAAGTGCAGATAAGCATGAGTTTATCGCTGGTGTGATTGCAGATTATAACTTTCAAAAGCAAATAAACTGTGATAAAAGTGTTCTTCAAGTATATGAAAAAATCATTGGCTATTTAATACGAGCACATGGACACTAATGAAAGCATCCACAAACTTACTTCGAGCCATTGGAATTAACTTGGCTCGCAATATTATTGATCAGGACGATCTTTGTCCAGAAGCAAAACTTTGGCGCTGTGTAATATTAAATGCTTTTGAAGATGCTTTTGTGACTCATTCAGATCGTAAAAACTCACTCAAAAAATTAAAAGCACATAATTGGATCATTTCTATGTGTGATGATTTTACCAATGTATGCATCTGCGCGGAACTCGAACCAGAAATAGTCAAAGAAGCTTATGTCAAAGCGTTAAAAGATAAAAATATACGATTTACTAAACGCCAGTTAATGTGGCTAGAGTATAATAGACTTTATATTTATATGAAAAATTTATCTGATAAGGATAAACAACGTATGACCAGGAAAAGAGTTAATGCTTTGCGAGAAGAAGTTGTTTTGACATCAACAGAATATGTTAGCACTGTTTTTTTGTCAGTGTTGGCATAGGGTGTGGGATCATTTTTTAATCAACTCTGAATGAAAAAAGTACGCTGATCTTGCACCTTGTTGATTATATTAAGTTATTCAAGTAGCTTAGTAGTAGGGGAGGAGAGTTCTATGGTTAGGAGAACCTCAAAAGATCTTACTATTTTGATTACTGAAACATTTTTAAAAAATTGGCAACCTGATTTTCTTAAAGTGAAATACGTTTATGTGCGCGATGCTTTGGTTAAAAATTTACTGGTATCGGCGTCTAAGAAAGGCACACATAGTTTTGTATTTGATTATGGTTATAATGGGGTACACAAGTCAAAAGTCATAGGTTATTGGCCTATCATGACAATTCAAGAAGCACGAACCAGAGTGCAGGAGTGTGATGTTTTAGTGAAAGAAGGTAAAACTTACGATGATCTGTTTGAGATAGAAAGAACACCGGCAACCATATATTTTTTAGAAAATGAACAAGGGTACATAAAGATTGGTAGGAGCAAGGAATGGGTACATCGGATCAAGGACCAAGTGCTATCGGTTAAAGGGGTACGGCTCATTGGAGTACGACCAGAAACAAAAGAGATTACCGAAACAAAGCTACACAACTTGTATGCACAATACAGACAGCCAAATACAGAATATTTTGATGACAAAAAAGGATTAATAAAACAATTGATAACTCAAGCAATTGTATATAATGTAAGTGATGAACAGTTAACTAAAATGATGAAAAGACAAAAAGTTATAATTTACACGTAAGCACCTCTATACAAACATTTTTTAAAAATATGTTTGTATAGCACCAGGAATTAAGGAAAGTATGGAAAACACTGTATGAATAGGATTTTAGACAATAGCTTACTAGGAATATTCCTTAAAAACTATGGAAAACAGAGGAGGCGACTATGGAATTTTTTTTAAAAATATTATTTCTAAGGAGGTGCATAGGTGCCAAGTAAAGCAAAAACTTTAAAAACAACAGCTGATCTTACTGAAAAACAAAAAGCATTTGTAAACGCTTTAGTTGAAGATTGGGGTGTTATATCAAAAAAAGATGCAGTCATAAAAGCTGGATATAGCTCTAAAAGTGAAAATTCAGCTATGGTTTTAGGTAGTAGACTTACCAATCCTGAAATAAATCCACATGTGTGTCGTTACTTGGAGATGAGATTAAGCGAGGAACAGGCTATTTATGAAAAAGATAAGTTAAGAAGATACAAAACACTTGAAAGATTAAGAGATGGTAGTGAAAAGAAGGGACAATACACTGCTGCGATTAATGCTGAGTTTAGATCCGGTCAACTAGCTGGTCAATATGTAGATAAAAAAGAAATAACGCACAATACTTTAGAGGGAATGAGCAGGGATCAACTTGAACAAAGACTTCAAGAATTAGAACAAAAGATTGGAGCAAATACTATAATTGTTCAGGGCGAAAATGATTAATTTATAATGTCAATCTCGTACATCTCTACAATACAGTTTTTTAATATTAAATCTAAACCACCATGGCCATCATCGGAAGTGTAGGTATTACACAGTTTTACACATTCTTTATCTTGATGAATTAAATAACCAATACTGTAGGCAAGAATGTATTTTTCTTTCTTGACTTCTTCTTCACTTTTCCACCCAGCATCTCCAACGTGATCTTTCCATACCACGATATAAAGAGGGTGTTTACTCGTTTTCATCTTCAAACACATTAGTCGCTAAGATCCTTTTTATAATTTCAATATTTCTTACTATGTCTTGAGGGTGTACTTCAATATGCGTTATACCATTTTCTTCGTGGTGTATTATTTCAGGTTGGTCTTTGTCTAATAACTTTTTTGTGTAAGCCACATAGAAAGCATTTTCAATAATTTTTTTGATTGGTCTATCGAGAGCTAAATAAAAATAAATAAATTTTGCGTCATCTTGTTGATCTAAAATATCAAAAAGTGATATAGTTAAATTGCCATATTTGTCCATTTTTTGGTCCATGTTATAATCGTATAATAAATCAACTTATAAAGATACAGCACCGAAATGTCCACCAAAGAAGCTAAATTATGGAAAAAAATTAACCAGCTTCAAAAAGGTCGTAAAGACTGGCATTTAACTCGTATAGAATCCTCTACAATCAACGGAATACCTGATGTTTTTGGGTGTATTGAAGGTAGGTCTTTTTGGTTGGAACTTAAAGCTACAGATGCTAAGAATTGTGGGTTATCTAAATTTCAAATTAACTGGCATTTAAATTATCAACAAGCAGGTGGTACCGTTCGTATTCTCAATGCACATGCCTCGCAGACCGAGCTTGAACTTCTCGAGGTCCGTGAGTCAGGAGTCGTAGAATCCTTGTCCCGTCCCGCGCCGTCCCGCCCGTTCATGGATAACTTATATCATCTATTGGTCCTGGGATCCCATCCTCAGGATCCACGCTGCGTGCATCATTACTCCTGAAGCCTCGTCCCGCCCCGTCCCAATAGGATCGTGAGGCATGCGCCATCAATAAAGTTAAAGGTTCCAGGATCCTGCGAACCTCAGTCGGTCTGGCTCAGGCCCGTCCCGCCGTTACAACGTTGTCCCAACAACGATCTGATATACAAAGATAGGTTCGTTCCCAGGATCCCAAAAACTTTGAAGCGTGGCAGAAGGTTGTTGTGTCCCGTCCCGCCGTTACAACGATCTGAAGCTCCTGCTTACATATATAAACCTTCAGGTTCCCAGGATCCCGATTTCTGTGGCGTTGAGTCTGAGAAAATGCCTTGCAATAGCGTTCAATATGGGATAAGGTGGGAATACATATAAATAAAAAAAGAGGACAAAATGGACGAGAAAGAAAAAGGCAATGTGGTGTACAGCTGTAGTGAGCACGGAGCAGACTTGTACCATGTAGTGAAAAATAATCCTGAGGTGCCAAGCGAATACATATACTGCATTTTTCCAAAAGCACCTGATGGTGTGACAGAGAAGATGTGGGTGTTGATTACTGAGGGGGACAGAAGCAAAGGTGTGGGCACATTGCAAAACGTGCCTGCACACGCAGAGTTTTCATTGGATGAAAAAGTTTCGTTTCATACAAATGAGCAGGATGTCACGTATGCTAGTAAAATTACAAACTAAAGAGAGGTGAATTATGTTAACGACGTTTATTATTGGATTTGTTTTCGGCGCCATGGCTATGGCCCTGGTCCTCCTGATCATCATAGATTGGCAGGATGCAAATGATTTGAAGCACCGAAGAGGTCGGTACAGTAGTTCCGCCGCCGCTGCAACTAAACCTGCGGAGGACTAAGCTTGGGTCTGCTTGCTGGGATCCTGGGAACGCTGCTTGTGTTGTCCTTCTTGTATCCAGTCGCCACTTTGCTGCTTGTTCTTTTAATCTGGTTGGCATGTTTTTAAGCCCCGCCGTCCCGCGCGTTGGACGCTGATCTTGTTACTTATATAAAAAAAGGAACCGGTTCCGGTTCCGAACCTCAGATGGTACAAAAGTCATCTTTTCAATCAATTTGGGGGGTACTCTAGTATAGGGCAAATTGAAATATCGCAAATAAGGAGCTAAAAAATTTGCAAATGTCTGGATATTTGCTAACATGGGAGATGATATTAACTAAAAAAGAGAGGCAACAATGGGTTTTGATATATATGGATTAAATCCAAAAGTAAACGAAGGTAGTGTTAGACCGAAAGAGATTGATTATGAAAGAGCTACCGAAGAAGAAAGAAAAGCATATTGGGAAGCGAAAGAAAAATTTCAAGAGGAAAATCCTGGAGAATACTTTCGCAATAATATTTGGTGGTGGCGTCTGTTGGCTCAATATGTGTATCAGTATACAGGCGAGATTGCTGAGAAAGAGTATGACGAATGGCATATGAATAGTGGGCATGAAGTTGATGAAGATACAGCAATCAGAATTGCTGATGCTTTGGATAAACTTATTAGAGTAGGGCATACTGCTAAAAAAGCAAAGGAAGTCAATGGAGCTATGAAAAAAGCAGAAGTGCATAATGCTAAGATAGATAAAGAAATGGAAGCATTAAAGCAAGAAGTCATAAAGATAACAGGCAAAGACCTTGCACCTGCAAAATATCCTGAAGTCCAAGCAAAGAAATGGGACAAGCTCTATCAAAAAAGAAGTTGGGAAGATAGCTATCCTTTCTCTGTTGAGAATGTACAAGCCTTTGCAGATTTTTGTAGACAGTCAGGGGGTTTTGAAATATGCTAGAGTGAATTAGGACTGAAATGGATTTTTCATTGGGGACTTTCGTCCCTGTCTCGAGTGGGTTGGTTATTCGTTAAGTTAGCACAACCCTTCTTTTCCCCGAGAATACTAACGCTTTCTCGGGGTTTTTTTGTCTATCGTCCCGCCGTCCCGTTGTGCGTGGTGCGTGATCTGTTAGATATATTAATGCTGGTTCCAGGTTCCTGCGAACCAATTTTGGAAGCCGTCCCGCCGTCCCGCCTCGCCTTGGTTGCTGGTTGATCATACAAATAAAATGCTTCCATGCAGTTGCCTGGAAAGCCAAGTCAAATTATTTTCTATATATATGAATATATAGGTAGACATGGGATAACAAATCCTTATAATAAGAATTGTAAGACAATATTAATTAACCAACATAGGAGTAAAAATATGAGCTTACAAAAACTTAACGAAAATTTTATCTTATCAACAGATAAAAAACTTACAAAAGATGAAAGGGTATTATTAAAATCTTTTGCAACCTTTAAACAGCAATTTGATAGTGATAAGGATTTATATAACAAAAGTAGAAAAAATGTTTTATCTATTCTTAATAAACTATTAAGAAAAACTGTAGCTGTAAAAACTAATAACATTTATACATACTTTTTTCTTACACCTAAAAAAAGAAAAATTGTAGATTATAAAAATGTTATTAAATCATTAGCTGTTAACTATTCTATTCCAATGCATTATGTAGAGGAAGTTATAAAAGATAATACAACAGTTACTTCTTATGATGAATTAAACTTAAAGGGAGAAGAATAATGCCTGATAATAATTTTAACTTAATGGAATTTGTAGAAAGTCAATTAACAACACAAGAGAGGGAAAGGGTAGAGGGTGTACTTGTCAATGAGCAAATAGACTATCAATTATATGCTAGTCAATTGGAAAAGATACTTTTAGAAAATCTTATCAAGTATCAAGGCACAGCTCAATCAAGTGATTTAAAAACTCACATAGCAATTCTCTTGCAACCTCTTGCAGAAAAACTTCAAGGCAACCTTGAATTAGAGTAATACATAATTACTTGCAAGACTTAAAGCACATGGATTGTGCTTTTTTTTTGCCTGTAATAAATCCCGTCCCGTCATGCAAACGTTGCGATTTCGTGCCTTTATAAAAAACCTGGTGTTTTTTGGATCCAATTTGTCAAGTGTTTTTTTGGACCCAATTATTAGATAGGCTATTAATTTACAAGGCTCAATTGGCATCTCAAAACCAAAATTTCTTTTTTTGACTCACGCCACGCAGCAGCCGTGACTTGCACCCAGCCGCACTATAAATCCTATTTCATAGATGTAGTTACTAGCAAAAAGTCTAGATGTGGTTATAATTGTTTTATGCAAACCGACTTAATGACGACAGAACAGATGAGGCTCGAGGTAGAAAAGCTTTGGATACAACATGTAAAGCTTTGCCAAGATAATTTTTTAGCTTTTGTGCAAGAAGTCTGGCCGGATTTTATTTGTAGAAAATCAAAAGCCATGAGTGAGTGGGGTCATCATCAGATCATTGCTAAAGAATTTACCGATATAGCTGACCAAAGAAAAGGGAGGCTCATTATCAATATGCCTCCTAGACATACCAAATCAGAGTTTGCTTCTGTTTACTACCCTGCTTGGATTATTGGTAAGTATCCAAAATTAAAAATTATGCAGGTGTCACATAACACGGAGCTTGCAGCACGGTTCGGAGCTAAAGTTCGTAACATTATTGACTCACCAGAGTACAAACAAATATTTGGTGATGTAAAACTGCGTGAGGATTCTAAAGCCAAAGGTAGATGGGAAACCAATCAAGGCGGTGAATACTACGCTGCTGGTGTTGGTTCGTCCATCACGGGCCGTGGTGCGGACTTACTGATTATTGATGACCCTCATACAGAACAAGATTCTATGTCAGACACTGCCATGGAGCGTGCGTACGAGTGGTACACCTCGGGTCCTCGTCAGCGTTTGCAGCCTGGGGGTTCGATTCTGGTGGTCATGACTCGATGGGCCGAGGATGATTTGACCGGTAGACTCTTAAGAGCACAGACTGAACCTAAAGCTGACACATGGAAACAAGTATCTTTTCCAGCGATCCTCGACTCAGGGAACCCAGTGTGGCCAGAGTATTGGGACTTAGAAGAGCTAGAAAAAATTAAAGCCTCTATTCCAATTCGTAACTGGTCGGCACAGTACATGCAAGAACCAACGTCAGAAGAAGGTGCGATCATCAAACGTGAGTGGTGGCAACCTTGGGAAGAAGAAGGTTTACCAATGTTGCAGCACGTCATTCAAAGTTATGATACCGCGTTTTCGAAAAAAGAAACGGCGGACTACAGTGCCATTACCACTTGGGGTATATTTTTTCCAGAAGAAGGCGGAGCACCCAATATTATTTTACTGGATGCCTTGCGCGGAAAATTTGACTTTCCGGAGCTTAAAGCTGTGGCTCTCGACGCACAGAAATATTGGGAACCAGAAACGATCATTGTAGAACAAAAAGCGTCCGGCGAACCACTGACCCAAGAGTTCAGACGGATGGGTATTCCGGTGGTCCCATTCACGCCAACCAGAGGTAACGACAAACACACTCGCGTAAACTCAGTGGCCCCTATCTTTGAAAGTGGGTCCGTGTGGTATCCGTATGGTGAAAAGTTTGCGGAAGATGTGATTGATGAATGTGCCGCATTTCCGCATGGTTCCAACGATGACTACGTAGATTCAATGAGTCAAGCCATACTAAGGTATCGTCAAGGCAACTTTGTTGAGTTATACTCGGATTATAAAGACACAGATGATTTACCAGAAAAAACATATAAGTATTACTGATAGTTATGGCCGAACAACAAAAGACAGCAGCTGAAGAAAGAAGTGAAGCGTTATCTACGCTTGGCGTTGGTGGAGGTATTCTGACCGCTCTTTTGGCAAGAAAACCCATTTTTCGTACAGGTAAAAAAGTAATCAAAGGTATTCGAGGTCTTATGGATTCGGGCAAAAAAGCCACGGATGACATCTCCGATGTTACTGACCAAAGCATGGTCTCTGCACCTTCAAAAAATATAGCCGACGATATGGCTGCTTATGAATCGTTAACAAAACAACAAGCAGCAGCAAGAAAATTAAAAGATGCAGATATTCAGTTTGTAGAAGAGGCTCAAAAAAGAGTTAAAGAAAATCCGTTAACTTTAGCAGGACGTAATTTAAGTGAACGAGCGGATGAAAGTGTACATGGCTCGGCTCTGTTTGATTACATTGCAACCTTTCCAGGCATGGGTAGAAAAAAAGGTTATGTTGCCTCAGCTGATGCGTGGGCAAGTTATTTTAAAAAACCTTCACAACAAAAAGTAGGCAATATTAAATTAGAAATCACTCGTGATGAATTGTTTGATACCAACATCGCTAAATTTGACAAAGATGGTAATTTAACTGGTGGCTATTTAAAATTAGCAAAAGACGAAAATGTGCCAGTTTCAGCAAGAACTTTATTAGAAATGGTTGCCAGAAACCCAGCCAACAACACAGGTGTAATAAAAATAGGAAATTCTGCAACCCCTCAACTGCAACCGGTGGTCGATGACTTTATAGATACCTTTGAAAATTCATACGCTAGAGTTATGAGCCATGTGAAAAAAACAGCTGGAGAAGACAGTTCTTTTTTTAAAACTTTACAAGGAAATATAGATGATCACTTTGAAGTTTGGATGAATTTTCAGGGTAGGAATTATGGTACTTACCTTCAACCTAATACTCAAGCCGATAGAAATTTTATACAAACGTATCGAAAAATGATGAAAACAATACAAGATAATAAACAAGCATTAGAAGAAACAGGTTTTATGGTAGACGATGTTTTAAAACCATTAAATAATAAATTTAAAAAATTTGAAAATGTAGTTGCAAATAGTGGTAAACCCTTACAAAGAGACCAGAACGCATATTACAGCTCAACAAACGATGCGTACAGACAATATGGCAGTGAAACGTACGATAACGACATAGTTTTTTTTAAAGTGTCAGACCCTGACGCCAGTATATTTGGTAGGGGGTTTAGGCAGCCATCTCATCATTACACAAGTGAAGTGCCAAATGCTTTGTATCACATAAGATATGGTAGACGAACTGTGCAAAAAAGTGATGAATTGAGTGGTACAGCTGATCAAGAAAAAATATATGTTGTGGATGAACTACAATCAGATGTGCATCAAAAAATGAGAAAAGAATTACTTGATTCAGGAGTGTTTGATGGAAAACCTGAAAACAGACTAAACCCAATTAACGCTAATTTTTTAAATGCGTTATTTAGAGATAGGCGTCTTGAAAAATTTAACGAAATTGAAGATCTTTTAAATACTCAAGTTACGACAAAAGGTAGGCTTTCAAAAGAAGCTCAAGATAAATATAAAAAATTAAGCGCAGAATTTAAGTCTATAGATGAAGCTCAAACAAGTGAAGCTTTAGGTAAAAATTCCTTGCAAGTCATGCAGGAAATTTATAGAAAAAATGATGTTGATTTTATGCCGTTATTTAATGATCAAAGGGGCTGGGGTGCTCATGCGTTAAAACTCATGGTAAAAAGAGCATCAAATGACGGAGTTGATTACATCGGAATTAGTCCTGCAGAAATGGTTTCTTTGAAAAAAGCAACACGCAAAATTAAAAACTTACGTTTTTATGGAAACGCTCGTGGCACCGCAGGTTATCGAAACTATACCTTAAATGACCAATTAACCAATCCAAAACAAACTGCAGAATTACCTCAAATCTTAAAAGATTTAGCAAAACAATATAATAGTGAAGCTAAAACTATTATGGTTTCTAAATCAGATCCAAAAAAACCATTTAAAGTATTTAGAGAAACAGACATTTTTGATGCTGGAGAGGAAATATTTACCTACACTAAAACAGAACACATGGGGGCGTTTAAAACACAAATTGAAGCTGAAAAATTTGCAAGTAGGGTGGGGGGCGGTATAAAAGAAATGTCTGCTGACGATCCAGACCTATATTATCCAGTATTTGCTTTAAAAATTACTCCCGAAATGGCAAAACTACCGCAAAAACTCTATAAGAGTAAAGGTGGTCTAGTAGTTAATATATTTAAATGGTAAAATTTACAACATGAGCATAAAAAGAGAGAGAGAATTAAAAAAATTACTTACTGAAAGAAAAAGAAAAAAATCTACAGCAGGTATAAGACAAGTGCAAGCTAAAAACAAAGCTTTACAAAAACTTTTAGCGAAAAGCACACAAAGATTTAATCCTTTGAGAATGGTGGGAACCATTCCAACAGATATACCGATGTCTGCGAAAAAAGGCAAATATGTAACTGTTAAATGTAAAATGGGAAAAAATAAAAAAACTAAGGTAACTTAATATGGCTGTTGAAGATAACGTGCAAATCACTGAAGAAGAGGATCTTGACGAAGCCCTGCCTGTAGATGTAGAAATACAACCAGAAGGGACAGTCGAAGAAACTCCAGAGCCGGAAGAACAAAATTTTTATGGCAACCTTGCCGAGGATATGGACGAGGTTTTGCTAAGTCGTTTAGCAAATGATTTACTTGCTGATTACAAAAAAGATAAAGAAAGCCGTTCTGATTGGGAAAAATCTTATACGAATGGTTTAGATCTCTTAGGTTTTAAATACGATAATGATGGTGGTCCATTTCAAGGGGCGAGCTCGGTAACACATCCGATGCTTGCAGAATCAGTAACACAATTTCAAGCACAGGCTTACCGAGAGCTATTACCTTCGGATGGTCCTGTCAGTGCACAAGTCGTAGGTGAGTTGACACCAGAAAAAATGGCACAGGCTGATCGTGTTCAAGAGTTTATGAACCACATGATAACTGAAGAGATGGAAGAGTATACTCCAGAGTTTGATCAATTATTATTCTATTTACCACTTGCTGGATCTGCATTTAAAAAAGTTTATTTTGACGATGTAATGCAAAGAGCGGTATCAAAATTTGTGCCTGCTGAAGATTTAGTTGTACCTTACTATGCAACAGATTTAAAAGATTGCGAAAGAATTACACATCTTGTACGCATGAGTGAAAATGAGATATTGAAAAAACAACAAATTGGTTTTTATCGTGATATTGAAATCATACCAAGTCGTATGGACGAAAATGATGTTGAGGATAAATACAGTCAACTTAGTGGTGTAAGTCGCTCTGGTGACGCAGAAGGCGATTATCAATTTAACATTTTAGAAATGCACGTAGATCTTGATTTAATAGACCCTGAAAACAAAAGTGACGAGAAAAATGTTAAAATACCTTATGTGGTGACCTTAGACGAGGGTTCAAGAGAGATTTTATCTATCTATCGAAACTTTGAACCAAATGATCCTTTAATTAAACGTAAAGAATTTTTTGTGCATTATAAATTTTTACCTGGTTTAGGCTTTTATGGGTTCGGTTTAATTCATATGATCGGTGGTTTGAGTAAAACTGCAACAGCAGCTTTACGTCAATTACTAGATGCGGGCACATTAGCTAACTTACCTGCTGGATTTAAGACTAGAGGCATGCGTATTCGGGACGACGACCAACCATTTCAACCAGGTGAGTTTAGAGATGTCGACATTGTAGGGGGCAAGATACAAGATTCTTTTATGCAATTACCATTTAAAGAGCCAAGTCAGACATTATTTCAACTTTTAGGCTTTGTAGTGCAAGCAGGACAGCGTTTTGCTGCAATTGCTGACATGCAAGTCGGTGAAGATGGTAAAAATAGGGCTGTAGGCACCACAGTTGCGCTACTAGAGCGTGGTTCAAGAGTCATGAGTGCCATACATAAGCGTTGTTACTACGCTATGCGACAAGAATTTAGACTTTTAAACAATGTTTTTGCAACTTATTTGCCTCCAGTGTACCCATATGCGGTATATGGCGGGGATCGTATGGTAAAACAGGCTGATTTCAGTCCTGAAGTTGATGTAATTCCGGTTGCAGACCCAAATATTTTCTCAATGACGCAAAGAGTGACTTTAGCACAGACACAATTACAAATTGCCATGTCTAATCCACAAATGCACAACGTTCATGAAGCTTATCGTAGAGTTTATGCTGCTTTAGGAACTAAAGATGTAAATACTTTGTTAAAACCACAACAACAACCACAACCTATGGATCCAGCAATGGAAAATGCTGCAGCATTAGCGCTTAAACCACTTAAAGCTTTTGAATATCAAAACCATGACGCGCACATATTTAGTCATATGGCATTTATTCAAACTAGAATGGTGCAAATGAACCCTCAAGTGTATGCTTTACTACAAGCGCACATCAGTGAACACATATCTTTCAAAGCAAAAGCACAAGCCTTGATACAAATACAACAACAAAGACCTGAAATTATGGAACTGCAACAAACTAACCCAGAAGGTTTTCAACAAATATTTGACGGTGTGCATGCAGAAAGAATACAACTCTTAACTGAAGAATTAGTTAAACAAGAGCAGCCTGCCGATGATCCGTTGGTGAGATTAAAACAACAAGAATTAGATATGCGTGCCGCTGACATGCAACGTAAGGGTGAAGAGTTCTTAGTGCAAGAACAAAGAAAAGCAGAAGAGTTTGATCAACGCATAGATTTAGATAAAATGGAACGTGAAGATGCAGAGGATGCTGGTAAAGAAAGAATACGAGTTGCAGATGACAAGTTAGACATTATGCGTGATAAGTTAAAACAGGACACCGGTAAAGATGAAAAAACTAAGTAAAACAATACCACCTAAACGAGGACCTAACCCACAAGGTCTTAAAACAAAAGGTTTTAAGAAAGGTGCAGATGTAAATTTATTTTTAAGAGGTGATCAGGATTTTGCTTTTGGAAGTGGCGACTTATCTTACACTTTTGAAAAGAAAAAAATCGACCTAACACCAAAAAAAATTAAAAAACAAACAAAAAAAGAAGAATCTAATGGCTTTAAGACGAAAGATCGTAATATGGCTTTTGATTATGACATCAAAACTTTGAAGATAAAACCTTTTATTACTGGTTCTGGATACAAACCTTACAAAAAAAGTATAAAAGCTCAAGCTGATAGGATTGGTCTTGATACATCCTACAACACCAAAAAATTTGATTTAAATACAAGATACTCGCAAAACGTACATGGAGAAAAGAATAAAAGATTTAAGGCAGATTTATCTTATAGACCAAACGAAAAGACGCAAATAGATTTTGAGACAGATGCTGATAAAAGACATTTTGCTTCTTTAGCGTTTGCACCAAACAAAAAGCTAGATATAGATATATCCTCTGATTTAGATAGGCGACATAATTTTGGTTTTGATTACAGAGGGAAGAAAACAAAATTTAGTGCTAGGACAGATGCGGATCAAGATCACAGTTTTTTTGGTTCATACTCACCAAATAAAAATTTAAATTTTACAGGTAGTTATTCAGGACATAGAGGTTACAGAATAGGCGCAGATTTAAGGTTCTCAAAAGGCGGTAGCAGTGGCTGCCCTCATCGTGAGACAGGTGTGAAATCAGATATTAAAGGTGTGAAGGACATACAAGTTAAAGGTAAAAAATTTATAGGAGTCAAATGATGATAGGTTTAATAGTCAACGGATTGTCAAAAGCTGTAGGTGGATACTTTGAACATAGTGCAAAAAAATCTAAAGCTAAAGCAGATTTAAAAATTGCAGAGATAGAAGCAAAGACAGCCGTAAAGAGAAAGATTGTAGAAGGTAAGGTCGAGTGGGAGAACACCATGGCTGATGCCACCAAAGACTCTTGGAAGGATGAAGCATGGACTATTTGTTTTATTGCTCTAATAGTTATGAGTTTTATACCTAAACTACAACCTTATGTTGCAAATGGAATACAATTCTTATCAACCTTTCCAGAATGGTTACAATGGTCCATTCTTGCTAGTATTGGAGCGAGTTTTGGGTTAAAATCAATCGGTAAATTTACCAAATAGGAGGTCTTAATGCCTGGAATGAAGAAAAGTAAAGGTTATGCTAAGGGTGGCGCTAAAATGATGAAAGCCATGCGTGGTAAAATGGCAAAAGGTTATGCTAAAGGTGGCGCTAAAATGATGAAAGCCATGGGTGGTAAGATGGCAAAAGGTTATTCAAAAGGCACCGGTAAAGGCGGTGTAAAAACTATGACAGTCGCTCAGTTAAGAGCAGCAGCTAAGAAAAAAGGGTATAAAATAACCAAGGCTTAAATTTGTCACATTTAATATCAAACATACCTTTAGTTTTAAAGGCATGGGTAAGAAAAGAATTTACACATAATCATCGTGCTTATCACGGTGAGTTTCTACACTGCTACGTTATTGCAGTTAACACTATTCCAGATCGTTGTTTAAGTTTTCAAGTTATTTTTACCGGTTGTGAGGATGAAGAGAATCGTTTAGAAAATCCTCACGGTGGTGCAATGTGGGCTCGTATGCCAATTACCGCATTGGTTGAAGATGAACCATTAGATGAAATGCCACCACCTATGCCAACGCATATTGCGCAACCTTGGGACGTATCGTCTCGAGATCATTCTATTATTGTATTTGATCGAACCAGTTCTAGTCCTTGGTTAGCTCGTATCGAGGGTGATTTTTATACAGCAAAATACTATTTTACTGTGGATTACACTAACAGCGAAATCGCAGACGACCCTGCACAACATAAACAATCGCATGTTTTAGCTTTGACTGAAGGGCCTTGGAAAGGTTGTTTTGTAGCTTTACCTAACAACAGAGTAAGAGTTACTTCACCTGCTATGTGGGTTACAGGTAATGGTCCACCAGATTTCATTCCATCTCAGTGGACTCATAAAGCAGAGGCTCATGATAGTTATATGGATTGGAAATACACTTTTAATAATTTATACGCACCTGACGATAAAAAGAGAAAATAATGTACGATCCAGACACTATTCAAAGTTTAATACATTTTATTAGAAAAAGAATCAACGATACAAAAGATCATATTGTATATGGGGTAGACAACTTAGAACAATTACAATATGCTAAAGGCAAGATCGGTGCATTAGAAGCACTGCTTCAGGATTTAAAAGACCTGCAAAAAAAAGGAGAGTCAGTAGATGACGAGTAAGTCAAATATTTTAAAACCAGATTATCTTTCAGATGAAACATCTTCATCGAAAAAAGATACCCCTAAATTAACTCAAAATTACATTGATGAAATAAATCGTTTACCTGACCCAGTAGGTTATCGTTTGCTCATTAAAATGTGGAAAATGTCTGAGATGACAGATGGCGGTATTGCTCTTGCTGAGAAAACTTTAGAGACCTCAGAGGTAACATCAGTCGTTGGCTACGTTATAAAAATGGGTGATATGTGTTACAAAGATAAAGAAAAATTTGTCAGTCCTTGGTGTAAAGTAGGACAATTTGTAGTAATTGGTCGATATGCTGGAGCTAGATTTAAAACCAAATTTGGTGAACACAGAATCATAAATGATGATGAAATTATTGGTACCATTGAACAACCCGAGGATATCCTCGCACTATTTTAGGAGTAAAATATGTCAGAAGTACAAGTTAAAGATGTTGAATTAGATACAGATGGAGTTGAAGAAAGTTCAATTGATGTCGCGGAACCCGTTGTAGAGGAGTCTGAGCAGACTCCTGAAGTTGATTTAGGATATAATGACCCAGTTTCTAAAGATGAAGCAAAAGTTGTAGAAGATGATTCTCAAGATAATTTGCAAGATTATTCTGAAAAAACGCAAAAAAGAATCGATAAGCTTACTCGTAAAATGAGAGAAGCTGAAAGAAGAGAGAAAGCTGCTCTTGATTATGCCAAAGGCGTGCAAGAAGAATTGAATCAAAAGAAAGCAAGTTTAAATTCTATAGAAGATAATCATCTTAAAGAGTTTGATGCAAGAGTAGATTCACAAAGAGAGCAAGTAAAAGCTAAACTAGCGACTGCAACAGCTGATGGCGATGTTGATAAAATTGTTGAAGCTAATGATGAGTTGACAAGATTAGCGGTTGAAAAAGAAAAAGCTAGAGTTAAGATCGCTCAAAGAGAGCAAGAAGTAAAAGAGCCTGAAGCTGAACAACCTGCTCCTCAAGTGCCAGTTGTAGATCCAAAGGCAGAGGAATGGATGACAAAAAACACTTGGTTTAACAGTGACGCTGTAATGACTGGTGCTGCTGTTCAAAAACATGAGCAACTTGTTCAACAGGGTGTTGACCCAACCTCTAATGAATACTATGATGAAATAGATAAGACTATGAGAGAATATTTCCCTCATAAATTTGTCGAAGATAAAAAACCCGTTCAAACTGTTGCCTCGGCGGGGCGTAAACAGCAAGGACGCAGAACCGTGAAACTCACCCGTTCACAAGTAGCAATAGCTAAAAAATTAGGGGTGCCACTAGAAGAATACGCAAAACACGTGAAGGAGTAAATTATGAGTAAAAGTACTATTAAGAAAACCTCACGCGCGAGCCAAGAAAAGAAAGAGATTAGATCTAATAAACCTTGGACGCCACCATCCAGTCTGGATGCACCACCTGCGCCGCACGGCTATTGTCATAGGTGGATTAGGGTAGAAAGCGCTGGTTTTATGGATTCAGGTAATGTTTCCAAAAAACTTAGAGAAGGTTGGGAGTTTGTTCGAGCTGAAGAAGTGCAGAACGAAATTGGTGACCATGAATATCCAGTAATCCATGAAGGCAAATATCAGGGGTTGATCGGGGTTGGAGGCCTTGTGTTGGCAAGGATACCTGAAGAGATTGTAGAGCAACGCAAGAAGTATTTTATGAATATTACTTCTGATCAAGTAAAAGCCGTTGATCAAGATATTCTTAGGGAACAACGACCAGAGATGCCTGTCAATGTTGACAGACAATCTCGTGTAACTTTTGGTGGTAACAGAAAGTCTTAATTTTTTAGCTTATGTAACCACATTTGTTTAATTTTTTTATGGAGTTATTATTATGGCAAACACAGATGCTGCATTTGGTATGCGTCTAGTAGGTCGCATGGGCGGACCTGCTACTAACGTGCAAAATACATATAGAATAGCTGCTAACTACGGAACTGCAATTTTCAAAGGTGACATGGTAGCCCAAGTTACAGGTGGAGGTGTAGAAGTACATGCTGATGGCGGTACAGTTCCTATAGTGGGTGTTTTTAATGGTTGTCGTTATACAGACCCTACCACTGGAAAAGAAACCTTTTCCAATTTTTATCCTGCAAGTACTAACGCTTCAGATATTGAAGCTTTTGTTATTGATGACCCAATGGCTATATACGAAATTCAAGCGGATGCTGCTTTCCCAGTTGCTGATTTATTCGGTAACTTTGATATTGTGTATACTTCTTCTGGAAGTACCACAACAGGCATTTCTGGTGCTGAATTAGATGTAACCACTGGTGCAACAACGGCTGGACTACCTCTCAAGGCAATTGATATTTCAAAAAGAGTCACTGACGATGATGTAAGTTCAGACGCTACAAACGTACTTGTAGTAATTCAAAACCACATACTCGGCCAAAAAGGGGCCGGCTTAGCTTAAGGAGGTTAATTATGGCTATTTCAAGAGCACAATTGGTCAAAGAGCTAGAGCCTGGTTTGAACGCTCTCTTTGGCTTAGAGTACAACCGTTATGAAAACGAACATGCGGAAATTTTTACTTCGGAAGGTTCTGATAGAGCTTTTGAAGAAGAAGTGATGTTGTCCGGTTTCGGATCGGCTCCTGTGAAAAGTGAGGGTGCAGGCGTACAATTTGACGATGCGCAAGAATCTTACACAGCGAGATACACACATGAGACTATCGCAATGGCTTTTGCTATTACAGAGGAAGCAATTGAAGATAACTTATATGATAGGCTAGCAGGCCGTTACACAAGAGCATTAGCACGTTCTATGGCTAACACTAAACAAGTGAAAGCTGCAAACGTTCTTAACAATGCTTTTAACAGTAGCTTCACTGGTGGTGATGGAAAAGAGCTTTGTGCTACAGACCATCCACTAACTGTTGGAGGTACTTTCCGTAACGAGCTTTCAACTGCTTCAGACTTATCTGAAACATCACTAGAGCAGTCAATGATTGACATTGCTGCATTTGTTGATGAAAGGGGGTTAAAAGTCTCTTTACAAGGTGTTAAGTTAATTATTCCTAAGGAACTTCAGTTCACAGCGGAAAGAATACTTAGATCACCACAACGTGTTGGTACATCAGATAATGACATTAATGCTATGGCTTCAATGGGTATGATCCCTCAAGGTTATAGAGTTAACCATTATCTAACTGACACAGATGCTTTCTTCATTATGACTGATGCACCTAATGGACTAAAACAGTTCGTTAGAGCACCAATCAAAACTGCTATGGAAGGTGACTTCGATACTGGTAACGTGAGGTTTAAAGCAAGAGAAAGATATTCATTTGGATTCTCGGATTCAAGAGGAATATTTGGTTCGCCTGGGGCTGCGTAAGTAGTTCTTTGGAGGAAAGATTAAGGGGACTTACGAGTCCCCTTTTTTTTAGGTATAATAAATTTACTATACAAACAACTTGAATACAGACGCGTATAGTCGACGACCTAAAGACTGTATTCTTTTATTTAGGAGATAATTATGGCTAATTCAACATTTTCAGGCCCAGTCAGATCAGAAGGCGGCTTTACAGTCGTTAGTAAGAACGCAACCACTGGTGATTTTACAACACAATCAAGCATAGATTCTAGTGGTATAGCATCTTTTGATGCCAATACTATGCCTGTTGAAGCGGGTACAGGTATTACTACAGGCTCTGGAACAATTTACAGAAGTTCTGTAATACAAAGTGGTGGTGTTATTACTACACAAATCTTGATTGATTTAACAGGTTTAAGATCAACAGGTTCAGGGGACATTATAGGTGTAAACGGTACATCTTTAGTTTGTCATATTGGTCAAATCACAGCTGCAAGAAACGGCACTATCTTAACAGGTAGTATGGAGTGCTTTGAAGCACCTGCTGGCGGAGACCCAGATATCAACGTGCACTCTGCGACAGAAGGCACAGGAGTTGAAGATGGAGCCATTGGCGATTTAACAGAAACACTATTAGTTAATGCTGGAGACGCAACATTAGGTAGTAAAGTATATTTTACAGCCGTACCTGCTGCTGATGAGTTCTTATATTTAACCACTGGTGATGCAACAGATGCAGACTACACAGCGGGTAAATTACTTATTGAACTAAAAGGCTACGACGCTTAATATAATAGGTGCCTCTTCGGAGGCACTTTTTTGTTCCACGTGGAACATTTGTTTCTTAATTAAGGAGGGAAACCATGGCAGATACAGTAACAGGACCTACAATCTTACAAGAAAACGATAAGAGAGTAGTAATTAAAATCGTAAACGAATCAGATGGCACAGGCGGTACAACAGTTTTTGCTGATGTATCAGCTCTTGCCGCTAACGCAAACGGGCAATCAGTAACCACAGTAAGTCCACAAAGAATATGGTGGTCATGTGCTAATGGTGATGGTGGCGACTCATTTGCAAGATTAGACTTTGAAGACTCAGATGGTGATATACCAATCGTAACATTGGTAGATTCAGGTTACTGGGACTTTAGAGAGTTTGGTGGTATTCCAGCAAACACCTCATCCAACTCTAATCAAAGCGATGTCAACTTTGTTGTTCCAGGTGCAGCGGATTCTGGTAATACGTACACAGTGATTGCAGAATTTATTAAAAATTACGATTAATTATGGAAATTAGTGTTGAACAGTATACAAATGAGTTAGTAGGCTTCTCAAAAGGGGGCATGCCTGCTCGTAATAAACGCAATTACAGATCAACTAAATCAGGCGCCGGAATGACACGAGCAGGTGTCAAAGCGTATCGTCGTATGAATCCAGGTAGTAAACTTAAAACAGCTGTTACCGGTAAAGTAAAAGCTGGAAGCAAAGCTGCAAAACGTAGAAAATCATTCTGTGCAAGAAGTGCTGGTCAGGCAAGGATGCACAATGTAAACTGTCGAAAAACACCAAACAAACGCATATGTCAAGCGAGGAGAAGATGGAAATGTTAACCAACACATATAAAAAAATAGACATGGTATGGTCGAAGTACAAAAATACTTGGACTTCTGAAAGTTGTAAAGTAAGAGATGCTATTATATTTATATTGGCAGTTTTAATTATTGTTATTTAAATGAGACTAACTGACAATTTCACATTAGCAGAATTAATTAAATCACAAACAGCAGAGCGATGTGGTATAGATAATAATCCCGACAAGGAACACATCGAAAACTTACAAAAACTTTGTGATAATATTTTGCAACCCGTAAGAGATTATTTTCAAAAACCCGTAATGATAAGTTCTGGGTATAGATCACCAAAGTTAAGTCAAAAAATTGGTTCTTCATCTCGGTCGCAACACTGTAAAGGTCAAGCGGCAGATTTTGAAGTGCCCGGTGTGTCAAACAAAGAATTAGCTGATTTTATTAACGAAAATCTAAATTTTGATCAAGTCATTCTTGAGTTCCATAACCCTGATGAAATAAACTCTGGTTGGGTGCATGCGTCCTATACGGACGATCGCAATAGAAGTGAGTATTTAATTGCGGAAAGAGATGATTATGGAAAAGTGAGGTATAGCAGATGCCAATAGGTAGATCACAAATGTCACAACAAATCTCTAAGCCACCTCAAAAAAAGAAGTGGTCGAAAAAACGTAAAACAAAAATTAATTGCAAAAACCCTAAGGGTTTTAGTGAAAAAGCACATTGCGCGGGACGTAAAAAAAGAAGTAGGTCTAGATAGAACGTTTTGAAACTGATAGAATTAATTAACATCAGGAGGAAAGGATGAGTAAAAAGAAAGGACAAAAGCTTTGCCCAAGAGGTAAAGCAGCTGCTAAAGCTAAATTTGATGTATACCCAAGCGCTTACGCTAACGCGTACGCGAGTAAAGTATGTGCGGGTAAAGTAAAAGGTCCTGGAGGCAAGAAACAAAAAGACTTTAGAGGACCTAAACCTGCTGCAGAAGGTGCGTTTATTGAGTCTGGAGATACTTCAGGTTCAGCTATAGATGTCGATATAGATGGTATGCCTATGAGCAATCCATCTGCTGCTGCTTACTACAAAGATTTAATGTAATGAGTTTAAAGAAGTGGTTTAACGAAAATTGGGTCGATATAGGATCTCCTAAAAAAGGGGGTGGGTATAAAAAGTGTGGGCGTAAAAGTGCAAAAGGCTCAAAACGAAAATATCCAAAATGTGTACCAGCTTCAAAAGCTGCCAGAATGAGTAAAAGTCAAATTCGTTCTGCTGTAACAAGGAAGAGAAAGGCGGGTAATGTGGGACCCAAACCCACTAACGTAAAGACCATAGATAAAAAATACTATGGTGGATTAATTGATATTTAGGAGGTTTACATGGGCGCGTTATCAAAGATAGTAAAAACAGCTTTTAAAGCAAAAACAAAAAAGAAGAAGTATACAAATGATCAACTTAGAGCAGCATTTAAAAATTTGTCAGATGGTCAAATAGAGATGATGAAAAAAAGAGGGATTGATGAAGCTAAATTTGTTGCAAAATATAAAGATGCTACTGCAAAAAGCGGACCGACACTGAATATACCTGTGTCAGTTCGTAATAAAGTAATTAAATTTTTAGCTACTGTAGCAGGTGGAGCTGAGCTAGGAGCTAGAACAGAGGCAAAAAAGAACAAAAAAGCTTTAGGTGGTTTTCAAAAGCCAAAAGGTGGCAACATTGGTAATGTAGAAGCTGTCTTAGGTATAGGAAAGGGTATGGCAGGAGACGCTGCACCACAATTTCAAAAAGTAGGCAAACAACCACGCACTAAAATATACAATACCAGAATTAGTGATAGTCCAGACGCTGGTTTTTCAGGTAGCAAGAAAATTATTAAACCAGGTAGTTTTAAAGAAGCTTTTGCAGTTGCATTTGCAAAAGGTCCAGGCACAAAATTTACATTTAAGGGTAAACAATACAAAGCCATTAAAAAACACGCTGGTAAAGGTCCACCTAAAAACAGAAAAGAAGATAAAGTCACTAAGGCTACTATCATTAAAGGTAAACGTGATACTACTAAATCTAAAGACCCTGTAGCTGCTGCTGGTGCTGGTGTTGGTGCTGGTGCTGCTGCTGTAAAGAAAAAGAAAAAATTACTACGTCCTTCAAAATTTGCTCAACGTAAAGCTGGTGGTTTGTCTGAGGGCGTTAAAAAAGTAAAGGCTATGGAAGCTAATAAAGGTGCGTTTCCTGATTTATCTGGTGATGGTAAAGTAACTCAAAAAGATATTTTAATAGGTAAAGGTGTTTACAAAAAAAGCAATGGCGGTTTGATGACTAAAGGACAAGGTGCAGCCGTAAAAGGTACAAAATTTAAAGGTATTTTTTAGGAGGCTAAATGGCAACCTCAGGTACAACCACATTTGATCTTGATATCGATGATATCATTGAGGAAGCATATGAGCGCTGTGCTGTTAGAACTAATAGCGGTCGTGACCTTAAGTCTGCTCGTCGTAGTCTTAACATTTTGTTTTCTGAGTGGGGTAATCGTGGTATTCACTTATGGAAAGTTGCTTTGCATACTCAAGCTTTAACTGCAGGAACTGCGACTTACACAGCTCCTTCAAATACCAGTGATGTTTTAGAGGCATATATCAGTAGTTCAAGTTCAATTACAAGCACTACTAGTGATGTATCCTTAACCAAAATATCAAGAAGTGACTATGCTTCTAAAAACAATAAAGGAGCGCAAGGACAGCCCTCTGAGTATTACGTAGATCGTCAAACCACACCAACCATAACTTTGTATCAAACACCAGATGCAAGTACATTTACACATTTAAAATATTATTTTATGGAACGTATTGAAGATGCGGGTGCATACACCAATCAGGCAGATGTTGCTTTTAGGTTTATACCTTGCATGGTGGCTGGTTTGGCTTATTATCTAAGTATGAAGATAAATCCACAATTAACACAGCAAAACAAAATGATTTATGAAGACGAGCTTAAAAGAGCTTTAGATGAGGACGGGCAAAGAACTTCGGTGTATATAACACCGCAAAGCTTTTATCCGTCAGGGAGTTAAACTATGCCATACGCTAAAGGAAAATATGCAAAAGCGATATCTGATAGATCAGGTATGGAATTTCCATATAATGAGATGGTTAAAGAATGGAATGGGTCACTTGTGCATAAATCAGAGTTTGAGGCAAAACACCCACAAATAAGACGTAGACATCATCAATCTGACCGAATTGCTTTGCAAAACCCTAGACCTTTAAAAAGTTCACCTACAGATGTGAATTTAGATCCAGCGCTGTTTGCAAGTTTTGATACTGATTCACAAAGTGTGCCAGATAGTGCAGATGAACAAAACAAGCGTCGTCAGATAAATATGAAAGTTGGCGAGGTAACGGTGAGTATATCATGAGTATTACACATGCAAATTTTTTAACACAGGTTAGGAACTACACAGAGGTAGATTCTAATGTATTATCGGATACTTTAATTGATCAGTTCATTAGAAATATTGAACTCGACATAGCAGGTAAAGTTGATTATGACGATTTAAGAGCTTACAAAACATCAACCACAGTCGCCTCACAAAGATATGTCAGTATGCCTGAGGACTTAATTTATTTAAGATCAGTGCAAATAACAAGTAGTAGTAATCGAATATTTTTAGAAAAAAGAGATACTAGTTTTATATCTGAGTTTAATCCTGGTGATTCAACCGGAACACCTAAATATTATGCTAACTGGGATGATACAACTATTGTAATTGCACCTGTGCCAAGTACAACTTTTACTATTCAGCTTAACTATATAATTGACCCTCCACATTTTAATAGTTCAACGACTACTTTTTTATCAAACAATCAAGAAAGTTTACTTTTACATGGCGTTCTTACAGAGTGTTTTAGCTTTTTAAAAGGGCCTGCTGATATGTACAACTTATACAAAGGTAAGTACAATGAAGAGGTACAGCAGTTTGCTATGCAACAGATGGGACAAAGAAAACGTGGACAATATACCGATGGTGAACCTAGGTTACCAATACCATCAGTTTCACCAAATGCTAAGGGAGTAGGATAATGGCAATAACAACTAACGCAATATGTAATTCGTTTAAAAAAGAATTATTAGAAGGCACCCATAATTTTAAATCAAGTGGTGGTAATTCATTTAAATTAGCTCTTTATACTAGTAGTGCTACTTTAGGTAAATCAACCACATCGTTTACTACAGACAACCAAGTATCGGCCACAGGTCAATACGCCTCTGGGGGAAGTGCTTTAACAAATGCAGGCACGTCATTATCATCTGACACAGCATTGGTTGATTTTGCAGATCTTTCATTCACTGGTGTGACATTAACAGCAAGGGGTGCTTTAATATACAATGACACCGCTTCTGGAGATCCAGCAGTGTGTGTTTTAAATTTTGGAGCTGATAAATCAGCTACATCTGGAACTTTTACAATACAGTTTCCTGCCTTTACTTCTTCAGCCGCTGTCATACGAATAGCATAGAGGTGACACATGGCGTTAGTTCTCAATGACCGTGTAAAAGAAACCACCACGACCACTGGCACAGGCACAGTTACATTGGCTGGTGCAGTTCAAGGTTTTGAAACGTTTGCAGCAGGAATAGGTAATAACAATACCACTTACTATTGTATTCAACTCAATGCTGAATTTGAAGTTGGTTTGGGTACATTATCATCAGATAGCTCAACTTTAGCTCGTACCACAATTATTTCAAGCTCTAACAGTGATAGTGCAGTCAATTTTTCTGCCGGTGCTAAGTTTGTTTTTTGCACCATGCCTGCCAGTAAGGCCATGGTTTTAGACGCAAACAATAACTTAACTTTACCAGCAAAACTAATTATGCCAGATGTGACTTCTGGTAAAATGCTGGTGGGTGATGGCACAAGTTACGAGGAGGTAGCGGTAAGCGGAGATATTGGTTTAGCTTCTAGTGGGGCGATGACCATACAAAGTGATGCAGTGGAACAGTCTATGATAGCCGATGATGCTGTTGGTGCTGATCAATTAGCCTCTAGTGCTGTGGTAACAGCCTCTATAGTCGATGACAATGTAACTCAAGCAAAAATCGCAGATGATGCTGTGGGGGCTGACCAACTAGCCGCAAATGCTGTCGTCAATGCAAGTGTAGCTTCAGATGCAGCGATCGCCGACACAAAATTAGCAACCATCTCGACAGCCAATAAAGTAGACATAGGAGCATTAGATATAGATGGTGCATCAGATATAGGTGCCGCCCTAGCTGATGCTGATTTAATTATTGTAGATGATGGTGCTGGTGGTACAGAGAAAAAATGCGAAGTGTCTAGAATAAAAACGTATATTGCAGATGTAACTTTGACAACAGCGGCACAAACCAACATAACATCACTTGGAACACTAACGACATTAACTGTTGATAATATAATTATTAATGGCACCAATATAGGCCACACCAGTGACACAGACTCAATGGCAATAGCCTCAGACGGAGTGGTAACTTTTAGTCAAAGAGATGTGCATTCAGGTGGTATTACTATAGCAGATGGCGGACAAATAGGTTCTGCCTCAGATACAGACGCTATAGCAATAGGATCTGATGGTGATGTGACCTTGACTCAAGATTTAGAATTGCAACACGATGGTGCGGTTTTATCTTTTGGTGCAAATGATGAAATTAGCTTAACTCATGTACACGACACTGGTCTTTTGTTAGAAGATAGTGGTGGCACACCTACTTTACAATTACATGATGCAGACGAAAGCATAGCGTCAGATGGCAGTAAAATAATTATGACCTCTGGTGGTACTGCTTTTAATATGCCGACCGCAGATGGTTCAGCTAATCATGTTTTAAAAACCGATGGTAGTGGCACATTATCATTCGCAGCATCACCTGCTACAGCATTAGATGATATTGGCACTGGTGATGCAGCTTCAACTTTGGCAACATCGGCTGGTAATATTACGATTGATGCTCAAGGTAATGATACTGATATAATTTTTAAAGGCACAGATGGAAGTTCAGACACCACATTTTTAACTATTGATGGGTCAGATGCGGGTAAACTATTACCAAATAATGGTATGGATTTAAACGGTAAAGAGCTTATACTGGATGCTGATGCCGATACCTCAATAACTGCGGATACTGACGATCAAATAGACTTTAGAATTGCTGGTTCCGATGTGATGGAAATGAATCCAACTGCTTTTAGTGGTGGTGCAATTTATGAAAATGCTGATGATATTGCTGCTAATTATACAATAACGTCTGGCAAAAATGCCATGAGTGTAGGACCAATAACCATAGCAAGTGGAGTAACAGTAACCGTCCCTAGTGGACAAAGATGGGTGATATTATGACATGTAAAATAAATGCAGATACAAGTAGTGG